AGGATCGACGGCAGGAACCCGCCGATCCCGTTTGCCTCCACTTCGATCTGCGGCACCTCGTTGCGGCGGACCACCTCGATCACCTCGCGGCAGAGCCGGGTGGCCTCGTCAAGGCCAGTCTCGGGATAGTCGTGCGAGCGCGCGAGGTAGGCGATCTCATGCAGCCAATAGCGGTCCGCCGTATCGCGGAAGACGACCGCCACCACGCTGGCGTCACCTCGCTCCGGGCGGCCGAGGGCTGGATCCCACCAACAGGCCACCGACACCATCCGCTCGGTTCCAATGCGCAAGACCGCGCGGCCATTGCCGCTCAGCACCTCCAGTGTCGCGTCGTATGGCAGGAGGGCGTCCACCGCGAGCCGCGTCTCGTGCGCATGCGTCGGCACGAGAAGCATCTGGCTGCGGAACTGCGCCGGGCCGGCGGCGAGGCGGAGCGCGTCGAGATATTCCGGCGTGAACCGCTCCGGCCATGCGGACCGGCCCGCCCCGTCGACGACCGGGATGACCAGCCGTGTGAAGTCGGCGAGGAACGGCGCCTCGCCGCTGCGCTCGGCGTAGATCGAGTCGTAGCAGTGCGGTGTGCCGGCGTAGAGGTGCAGCCCGTCGGGCACCAGGACGAACGACAGCTCACGGAGAGCCGTGCGCAATGCCTCGCGCCGTCCGGGCGTCTCCGCGGTCGCCGGGACCTCGACATCGTCGCAGATGAGCACGTCGCAGCGGGACCCGGTGACGTTGCCGCCGACCCCGCGGGCGAGCAGCGACGGGTCACGCAGCACGGCGTTGCGGCGGACCGTGAAGCGATCCGCCGACCACTCGTCCGCGTCCGGAACGAGATGCTGCGTCGCGGGATGTGTCTCGACAATGCGGCGCACCGCGCGGGTCATCTTGCTCGCCAGCGCATGGTCGGCCGACACCACGAGGATGCGCAGGTTCGGGTTCCGGCTGAGCAGCCAAGCGCAGAACAGACCGACGATCGTCGACTTGCCGGCGCCACGAAAGACCATCAGCAGCAGGCGACGGAGCCCGGTCCCCCAGGCCGCGCCGAGCCACTCGACGATCTGGGCGTGCAGCGCCGGCGTCCCTTGTCCCTGGATCGCGTTCCACAAGAGCACGAAGCTCAGAAAGCTGCGTGCGGCCAGCTCTCCGACGGGTCCGGCCGCCGGTGCGCTTGTCGTGACACGCATCAGCGGCTCCGTGCCGTCCGCCTTCAGTCGAGCAACGATCGTCCGCCGGCGCGCATCCCGTTCAGGGAGCGCGTCCCGGCGTTGAGCCACCGGCTCGTGAAGTCGAGAAGGTTGCGCCGCCGGCGCTGGCCGAGGCTGTCGCGGATCGCCGCGATGCGCGCCTCGTCCTCGGCAAGGCGGGCCGCCACCTCGGCCCGGCTCTCCTCCTCGAGGCCGCGGATCACCGCATCGGCCGAGCCACCCGTGAGCGCCACGCCGGCGGCGCCGGCCCGGGCCCGCTCGGCGGCGATCCGCCGTCGCAGGTCGGCCGCGGCGCGCTGGCGATCGCCGGCGCTGTCGACACGGATCCGCTCGATCTGCCGGGCCGCGGCGGCACGCTGTTGCTTGTCCTCGGCCTTCTGTGCCTGGCGCGAAAGCGCCAGGTTCAGGCCGAGCGTTGCGAGGCTTGAGAGCGCACCCATCAGTCGTTCACCTTCAGCTCGGTTGTCGCGGACAGGATCGTGCAAGGCAGCGGTCGGTCCTGCGCCACCGACCAAGGCGGAACCGTCGCGTCGCGGCGCCAGCCCGCGGTCCGCGTGGTGACGTCCGCGGTGATCGCGTCCTGCGGTGGGCGGGACGGGACCAGGACCACCGGCCCGCGGCCTGCGTCCGCCGTTAGATGTGCGGTTCTGAGCACGCGAAAGGTGACGCGGATCGGCCGGTAGCCGGCCGCCGAGGGGCTCGTGCGTGCGCCCGTCGAGCCGATCGGCATCGGCGCCACCTCATGCGTGAATGGCAGGCCGAACACGACATCGCGAGCGGGCGTCGGAAGGGTCACGACACCGGCGGCGGTCACCATAAGCGGGCCCGCCACCTGGCCGTCGGCCAGCGCCAGCACGGTCCATCCGGCGAGGCTCGTGAGCCCGCTCCAGGTGGCCTTGGGCGTGGCACTGCTGCCACGAATCGCGCAGTCGAGACTGTGGCCATCGTCCAGCCGCTCGAGGCTCGTGCGCGTGCCTCGCACCACGACCGCGTAGAGCTCCCCGGCAGCGGCAACGGCGCGGACCTGACCGCCGCTCTCCATCAGGCTCCACGCCACGACGTTGCTCAGGCGGTCCAGGGTCACGGTGGCGACCCTGCCGTCGGCGCGGACGATGAGCAGCAGCCTGCGGGCTCGGTCGTACGCCATGTCGATAGGATCGACCATGAGGTGCCGCGCGAGCAGCGCGATGTCCGCCGCCTGGTAGGCCTGCTCGGAGTCGGCGAAGAGGAACTCGCGCAGCTCACGGCCGCTGCCGCTGACGAACAGTGTGGCACCGTCCACCTCCAGCGGCGGCAGACGGCGGCGCCCGTAGGAGCCGATACCCGTTTGCAGCTCCACCTGAACGCTTCGTGGTGTCAGGGGGAAGCCACTAACCACCCACTCGCCGGCGTCGGTGAGCACCTGGAGACGGCGCGCGGTCACCAGACTGCGGACGACGTGCGGTCGCTCGGCGGCGAGGCGGAACGTGATCCCCTCGTCGTCGAGGCCTGTGCCTAGCGCGAAGTTGAACGGCCGTCCGGTCGCCGACATCCAGACCCGGTCGGGCAGGTCCCGCGACCCCCCGATCACGAGGCGATCTTGGTGATAGGCGAGGGTCCGCGGATAGCCACGGGCGGGAGAGAAGGCCTGCTCGTCCCAGTCGCGGGTCGTGCGACCGTTGAGAAGATCCTGCCGGACGAGGCCAACCGCCTGTGAGCTGCTGGTGATGTTGGTGACCTCGACCTCGCGGCCGCGTAGCCGGAAGCGCACGCCCTGATGCGCGGCCGTGAAGAGGTGCGCCGAGGCGTGGAGGATCACGGTCGAGCCGGAAGGGATCGGCGCACTCTCGGGCGTTCCCGACAGCTGGGCCTGTAGCGCCACCTCGGCCGGGCTGAAGCGCGCGAACGGCTGGCAACTGGCCGGCAGCATGCCGTCGGTCTCGACCTCGTCGAAGACCCAGGGTGACAGCGTCCAGCTCGTCGCCGAGGCGCGGACGAGGCGCTGCGGGGCCACCTCCGGGTGGACGAGCAGGAGCGTGTCGCCGCGCCGGACCCAGGCGAGCTGCTCGAGCTGCGCCGCGTCCCATGGCGCGGTGATCGTCGGGCCCGCCGCCTCGGTCTCGAGGTCGATCACGTCGATCCGGAATGGCGCCAGGGCCAACAGCGCGCTCCCGGTGGGGCGCTCGAACGGGATCAGCCGGACGACCCCGGTCGGCAAGGCCAGCACATGCGTCATGCCGGGCCGCCTCGTGACGCCACCCGTCGCCTGCACGATGACATTGCGCAGGCGCAGGGCGCCGTCCTCGAGCGCCTTGAGATCGAGGCGGCCGAGGAGCGCCGGATCGAGCTCCCCGGCGGCGAAGCTGGTCTTGACCAGGCGCGTCCGGGTCATGACTCGCGCGCCTGGATCAGCGTGAAGTCCTCGACGCGGCGCGGTGTCGACTGTTGGCTGTCGACCAGCCGGGCGAGCCGCAGCTCGCTCTGGGCGAGCTGCTGCAGCGTCTCCGCGCGGCTGGCGTTCTCGGTGATCGGGAGACAGAACTCGGCCGCGAGGCGGGCCACGAGGGCGCTCACGAAGAACGCCGGCAGCTCCGCCTCGCTCGGGCGTCGCTGGTAGGTGACGACCAGCTCCGGCGCGTTGGCGAGCAGCTTCGATCCCTGGACGCGATAGTCGAGCCCGCGTCCGCTGCCGGTGTGGCCCGCCGAGAGGACCCGCAGGCAGCCGGTCGGCAGGTTGAATGCGTACGCGAAGTCGGCAACCGGAGCGGTGGCGCCGGCCGTCAGGCCCTGCTGGGTGACGCTGAACGACCACGGGTGAGCCGCGAGCAGGCCGTCCAGGACGATCGGATAGAGTCGCTGCGCCACGCTCGCCTCGAGACGCGACTCCGTGAAGCTTATGATGGGGTCCGCGCCCAGCTTGACGAGAGCGGCAGCGCACAGCTCGACGGCGGTCAGCGCCATGGCGGAAGGTCCTTCTGCGGAGGTCGCAGGCTCAGATGGTCGGGCCGACGTCGGCGCGGAGCGCGCGGAGCAGGTCGCTGCGGCGCACCTCGAGTACGCCCAGCGCACAGCCCTTTCGGCTGAAGATGATGGTGAGCGTCGCGTCCGTCGTCGGCACCGCAAGAACCGCGTCGGGTGCTACCGCGAAGGGAGGACGCGCGGCCTTGGCCCAAAGCCGGTCGAACGCCGGGAGCGCCAATCCCTCGAAACGGTGACGCGGTTGCGGTGGCAGGGTGGCGGCCACCGCTGCGGTGGTGGGCCCCGGACACGGGGTCGGGGCCGACGCGGGGACGGCCGCGAGGTGCAGCGCGAGGAAGGCTTGCGCGAAGGTCAGCATCGGCGCGGTCCTCGGACGGTCAGCAGTGGCAGGCGACGAGCCTCGGGTGGGGCGGCCGCGCCGCTCGGGCGCGGCCGCCTCCCCTCAGTCGCTGTTGAGGACGCCGAGCGGGCTGAGGTTGGTGACGTCGACCGTCGTGCCGTCGTTGGACGCGACGATCAGTACGCCGTTCGCCGGGGCCGACCCGACTGCGGAGTTGCAGAGGATGAAGTCCCCTGGCCGTAGCATCCGCGCGGCGGCGTTGAAGTAGCCGGTCGTGTCGATCTCCGCCGCCGAGTCGGTCGAGCGGTAGTGCCAGAGCGTGAACCCGTTCGCGTAGGACAGGGCGCTCAGGTCTTGGGGCCGGTACGGCATCGGATCAAGCCTCCGTGCAGGGCATCTTGACGACGCCGGCGGCGTCGATGAGCACCGCGCCCTGCGACATCGAGTTGGAGACGAAGTGCGCGGCACGGTCGCCGTGCCAGGTGATGTCGGTGACGACGTCCTGGCCAACCGCGTGGCCGACGGCGCTCTTGTGGTACCAGAAGCAGCTGCGGACGGAGCCGTCCGAGGGCAGACCGGAGTGTGGCATCCACATCGTGCCGAGCCACATCTTGGCCTGGGTCCCGCGCCACGGCAGGTGCGCCTCGCCGACGAACTCCGCCGAGGCGAACTCGGGCAGCTCGAGGAGCTGCGACCACTGCTTCCAGCCGACCACCGCATAGCGCTGGCCGTCGTCGGGCACGTCGCTCGCGCCGAGGATCTCGAACGCGGCCAGGACCTTGGCCTTGGTCAAGCCGCCCGAGGCCGGGCCGGCCACCTGCGTGCTGCCGGCGAGCGCCGCGATGATCAGCTCGTCGGTCTTGCGGCCGAGCGCGTAGGCTCCGGCGTTGGCGAGAACCTGACGCTCGTCGACATTGGTCTTCAGCTCGTCGAGCCGGTCGACCCACTCGCCGGCGTAGTAGTCGAACAGCTGCGCCTCGACGGCAGCAAAGTCGACGTTCATGACCGGTACCATGCCGTGCCGCGACTTCGTCGATGCCGCGCCCTTGCCGACCTTTTGGAAGACGGTCGAGCTGCCGCGGACGCCGTTCTTGACGCGGACGGTGGGCCTGAGCTTCGAGCCCTGCCGCTGATAGGCCTCGTGCACCTCGCGCTCGAACTGCTTGGCGAAGGCCTGGTCGATACTCGTGGACATCTGGGTCTCCGAGGAGGGTGGATGTCAAACGAGCGGCGGCCGGTTGCCCGGTTCGGGCCGGCGGGCCGCACGGCGCACGGTCCGGGACCCGGCCGGCCGCTGCCGGCGGGTTGCCCCGAGGACCGGGCGAGGAGGCTCAGTCCGGGTAGAGGCGGCGGAAGCCCTCCGTCACCCGGGCGATCAGTTCAGGATCACGGTCCCGCCAGTAGCGCGGATCGCGCATCATCTCGTGCAGCGCCTTCTCCTCGCTGTCGCGACCGGCGTGGCCGGCCAGCGCCACCAGCGAGGGCTCCGCGTTCTTCATCATCTGATGGAGCGCGAGGATCCCCTCGTAGCTGGTCGACAGCACCTCGCGCACCTGAGGCGGCAGGTTGGCCTCGGCCCAGGTGCGGATCTGCCGGGCGCAGTCACGCCACGCCTCGGCGCCGCCGAAGTGGCGCTCGAGACGCTCGACCTCGCGGCTCGCCTCGATCTCCTCGATACCCTCCTGCAGCATCGGCAGCATGCGCTCGGCAGCAAGCTCGTAGACGAGCTGCGCCTGCTTTTGGGTGAACCCTGCCGCGTGCAGGCGCGCGTTCAACTCCGCGTCCGCAGCGAGCAGCGGGTGGGGCGGCGCGATCTCGTAGCCGTCCGGCGTCTCCGGCCGTCCAAGCAGCGCGAGCAGACGGTCGTAGGCGCCGGGCTCCTCGCCATCGGGCAACGGCACCATCCGCCCGAGCTTGCGCTCAAGCTCGACATAGGAGCGGGCCAGGGCGTCGACGCGCACGGCACCGGCCTCCTGATCCCAGAACTTCTCCGGGACGTGCTCCGGCCGCTGGGGCGCCGCCGGCGCTGGATCGACCTCACCGCTGGGAAGGCCGGCGACGTCCGGCATCTGATCGATCTGCTCATCGCTCATGGAGCTGTCCGTTCGGTTGCGGGCCTGTCCGGGCCCGGATCGGGGCGGTCACCACTGCCGGCCAAGGCGAGGATCCAGGCGACGGCCGCCCGCTGCCCCTCGACGTGCCGCAACTCGGCGTCGCTCGCGGTCGGCGCGACGCGGCGCAGCAGGAACACCTTGCGCAGGTGATCGAGGACCAGCCGGCCGGCGGCACTGGCGAAGCAGCTCCGGTAGACCTCGCCGAGGTCCCGTTCGCACGCGCGCGCGTCGTCAGCATCGTTCCACGGCCAGCCGGCCCCGGGCGGATCAGCGCGCATCGGCCGATCCGTCGAGGAGGGTCGCGAGCGTGGTCAGCGGATCGTCGATGATCAGCTCACCCGGCACGCCAAGCGTCCGCCCGAGCCACCGCGCCGCCGCGGCGACGTTCACGACGGCGGCTGCCTGCGGTCCGAGCCGCTGCACCTGGTCGAGCCAGAGCATGGTGTCGCGCACGTCGTCCCGGGCCTGCGCGCGGGCCAAGGGCGCCTGCCAGCGCACGTCGACGGTTCGCCCATCGAGGCGGACGTCACCGATCACGCCGCGCCGGCGCAGGATCGCCAGCGCGCGCATCAGCAGCGGGGTCAGCAGCTCGCCCTGCAGACGGCCGAACACCGCGCCCAGCAGCCGCGCGGTCTCCGCGGCGCGTTCTGCGACCTCGGTCGCCGTCATGCGCGGCCCGTCGAAGGGCGCCAGCCGATCGACCAGCAGCGTGTGGCGGATCCGCGCGCGAAGGTCGGACAGGACGAGCTCGGACACATCGAACCGGCCGGGGGCCTGCAGCGGGGTCAGGCCGGCCGAGCCCGGCGCCTTGGGGATAATGCTGCCCGGCGTGAGGCGGATGTTCGCCGGGTTGAGGACACCGTCGTCGTCGGCCAGCCAGATGCCGGTGACCGCGATCGAGGCGTTCTTGAGGACCAGCTCGACAACCTTGTTCGCGGTCCGGATGTCGGGCAGTGCGGTCATGACCGGGGACCGGCCGTAGGTCTCGCCGGCCCCCTTGAGCCAACGGAAGACGATGAAGGGCGATTGGTCGAAGGTGCCGCTGGCGAGCCAGCCATCGGCGCTCGCCGACAGAGGCTGCTCGAGGAACGCGCGATAGGCGAACTGCCCGCCGAGCGGCCAGACGCACTCGACGACGCCCAGCGTGCCGAGGCCTTCGAGCTCGGCCGGCGCGAGCGAATCAAGCATCGGCCCGGCGGCCGGGAACAATCCGCGCAGGGTGGACGGCGCCAGCCGGGTGCGGCGCAGCACCCGTCCCGGTGCGCCCAGCTGCTCGTCGTCCAGCAGCATCTCCGCCATCGGGACCGCAGCGAAGCGGAAGGCCGAGGGAGCACCCGGCGGCGCCTCCTGGAACGTCAGCGCCGCCGTGCCGACGGTCGCGAGGTCGAGGAAGCACTGGTGCATCTCGACCGCGAAGTTGGAGCGGTCGAAATGGCCCTGGACCTGCTCGGTGACCTCATCGAGGTGCTCGGCGAGCGCGCCCGCCTCGGCATCGCCGGCGACGGCGTGGCCGGGCCGCAGCGCGAACCAGCGGGACCATGGCGGGGTGAGGTGGGCGAGCAGGCTCGCGGCGAGCTGCTCCGCGGCGTCGGCGGCGGTGGCGTCGTACATGCGCTCGGCGGCACGGCTCGCCGGATCGAACTCCGGCCCCAAGCCGTGGCCGCGCAGCGGCATCGCGTAGGCGTAGCACTCGCGCCACAAGCGCTCCCAGGGCGCGCGGCGCTCGCTCGCATGACGGGCGACGGCGCGGAGCTGCGCGACGCTCGGCTCGGTGGTGGGCACGTCTCGGGATACGGACTGACTGGCCATGTACGGACTATAGTCCTATTTGCGCCCGAGGTCAAGCGGCATGCCCGGCCCCGCCACGGCCCAGCCGGGCTGCCGTCGGAGCTCGAGGAACAGGCGCCACGGGGTGAAGGTCCGTGGTGCGTGCAGACCGATCGCCCGCTTGACCAGCTCGACGCAGGTCAGCGGCGCGGCCCAGCCGGTTGCCCCACCTCTGGCGCTGCGGGTCGGGCCCACGGCGACGTGCCGCCCCGTGCCGAGGTAGTGCTCGACAAGGACGCCGATCTCGAACGTCGGGAGCACCTCGAGGTGCAACGAGCCTTTCAGCGGATCGCACAGGAGCCAGCCGCTAGGGAAGGCGTCGAGCAGGCAGAAGCAGTGGCGGAAGCCCGGGGCGAGGCAGCGTAGCGGCCCGCGTGCGGGGCGGTGCTCGAAGACGACGATCGCCCGACGCGCGCCGATCTGCACGGCTGCCCGATCCGTCCGCCCGAGGTTGACGGTATAGGCTTCTGTTCCTAGTGACAGCCGGCCGCAGAGTCAAGATGATCTTCCTAGCTCGGGCCGGACGCCTCGGGAGGCCGATCCATGCTCACACACAAGGACGTGTGGAACGCGATCGACCTGCTCGCCGCCAAGCATGGCTACTCCACCTCGGGTCTCGCGCGGCGGGCCGGTCTCGATCCGACCACCTTCAACAAGAGCAAGCGCACCACCGGGGAGGGCAAGCCGCGCTGGCCGAGCACGGAGAGCCTGTCGAAGGTGCTCGCCGCCACCCAGACCAGCATGGCCGATTTCGTGAGCCTTATGTACGGGCCGGCCGCCGCGGCGGCGAGCGGGCCACGATTGCGCTGTTTGCCCTGGACCCGCTTGGCGAGCGAGGACGTGCTCGACAGCGCGGGCTTCCCGATCGGCAACGCCTGGGAGGAGGTCGAGGTCACGCTCACGGATGATCGGCACGCCTACCTGGTCGAGCTGGACGTCGACGTGGCGCCACCACTGTTCCGCCGCGGCGACACGCTCGTCGTCTCGCCCGGCAGCGGCATCCGTCGCGGCGACCGCATGCTGCTCCGGCTGCGCCAAGGCGGCCTGCTGATCGGCACGGTGGTTCGCCGCGCCGGCCCGCGGCTCACCGTCGGTGACGTGACCGGACGCGAGCCGGACCGGACCTTCGCCGCCGCCGAGATCGCCTGGATGGGCCGGATCGTGTGGCTCAGTCAGTAGGTTGGCGGCGACAAAGGGCGGGCACCGGCATGCCGGTGCCCGCAGTTGAGGGAGGCATCACAACGTCAGGGAGGACAAGAGCCGGCCGAGGCGATCGCGATCCACGCGGGACGGCGCGTCTCGGAGCGGGCTCGACGGCCACCCTAACGCGCAGGAGTGAACGGAGGATGAAGAAGGGCCGGCTCCCCGCGTGAGCCCGCGGCGCCGGCAAGGGATGGTGGGCGCGACTGGGATTGAACCAGTGACCCCTACGATGTCAACGTAGTGCTCTCCCGCTGAGCTACGCGCCCGACGGCCGCTACTTAGGCAAGCGCACGCGGCCACGCAAGGCGGTTGTCCCCGGTGGTCCGGCTGCGGCGAACCCGCACAGGACTTGTCGGAGGTGCTCCGGATATGATCTCTCCCCATCGGTACCTCTTGTGGTGATCGATGAGCGAACGTTCGCATCTGCCGTTTCGCCTGACCGCGCCGACGGCCGATGTGTCGCCGGTGGTCCTGTCCTCGCCGCACAGTGGACGCGTCTATCCCCCGGAGCTGGTTGCCAGCCTGAGTGTCGCACCCGCCGCCCTTCGACCGCTGGAGGATGGGCCGACGGACAAGCTCGCCGAGCAAGCCTGCGGATCCGGCGCGGTCCTGATCGCCGCGCTCCTGCCGCGGGCCTATGTCGATCTCAACCGCCATCCGGAGGAGCTCGATCCCGATCTCGTGCCGGATGCCGGGACGGCCCGTCGGGTCAGCGCGAAGGTGCGCGCGGGCCTCGGCGTCATCCCGAGCCGGCTGGGCACGGTGAGGCTCTACCGTGGCCATCTTCCAGTGTCGGTTGTCGATCAGCGGCTCAGCCTTGGGCACGCGCCCTATCACCGGCAGCTCGCGGTCCTGCTGCGCGAGCGCGTCGTCATGTTTGGAGCGGCGGTCCTCCTCGACCTGCATTCGATGCCATCCCTTCTCGCCGGGCTGGGCCGGGGCGCGATCGACGTCGCCCTCGGCGATCGGTTCGGCTATGCGGCCGATCCCGTGGTGATGCAGCGTGCCGCGAGCGTGCTCCGAGCGGCGGGTCTCACGGTCGGGCGCAACAGCCCATATGCCGGCGGCTTCATCACAAAGCATCACGGACGCCCGTGGCGGGGCGTCAGTGCGCTGCAGGTCGAGTTCCGTCGCTCGCTGTTCATGGACGAGGCCAGCTACCAGCCGCTGGCCGAGTACGGTGGCATTCCGGGGGTGGTCCGGATGCTGGCCTGCGAGCTGGCCGAGGTCGCACGCGAGATCGGCACGGTGGCGCGGCGCATCGCGCTGCGCGCGTGAGCGACGGCCTCCGCTTAGCTCTTGGTTAAGGGGACCGTGCCAGAACAGCGCCATGTGGCGCGTTCTGATTGCCCTCATCACGCTCGCCGCCTCCGGCGGCGCGACCCTCGCGGCCGACTGCGAGACGATCGCCGCGCGCATGGAGCGCCGCTTCGGCGTTCCCGAGGGGCTTCTCCGCGCCATTGCGCTTACCGAGTCGGGTCGCCACGACCGGACCACGGGACGTTTCGGCCCCTGGCCGTGGGCGATCGCGTCGGGGCCCGACTTCTCGCACTTCGCCGAGGACAAGGCTGCCGCGCTGGCGAAGGTCCGCGAGCTGCAGGCGGAGGGTCGACGCAACATCGACGTCGGCTGCATGCAGGTCAACCTGCTGCATCATCCGAATGCCTTCCCGAGCCTGGAGGCCGCGTTCGATCCCGAGCGGAACGTCGAATACGGGGCGCGCTTCCTGTCGGCGCTCCGGGCCGAGACCGGGTCATGGGCGAAGGCCGTGGCACGCTATCACTCTGCGGATCCGGTCCGCGGCGAGGACTACCGGGGGCGCGTCTTCGCCCGCTGGACGGATGCCCCGAGCCGGATCGCGACCGCTCAAGCCGACGAGCGGCGTCCGGGTTTGCGCGTCCTGCGTCCACGCGTGGCCGAGGAGCCGTCGACGGTCGCCGAGGCCAAGGACGGTACGCCGTTCGCCTGGGCCACGCCACGCTGGCGATTGACGCCGGTGCGGGTCGGACCGTCGCTGTGGACCCACCGACCGGCCCGCGCGCTCGACCTGTCGCGTCACATCAAGCGGCTGCCCAAACGGGTCGGTGGGGTGACGGAACAGCTCGCAGTGGACGGTTGACCCGAACATCTGTCAGGATAGCGTTACGATCGTTCGATAACCAGAAAAGGGGCACCCCCCGTGCCGAGGGGTGCGGTACCGCTATGAGCGCAGGCCCCGCTGCGGCGAACCTGCTCCGCATCAGCTCCTTGCTCGACGAGTCGATAGCTCTCGCGCTCGATCTGCGCGCCTACCTCGAGCTGCGCAGCGACCGACCGATCGCCGCAGAACCCGAGCTGGCGGTGCTGATGGAAGCGCGCGAGCTGGCACAGCTCAGCGCCAGCCTCGGCTACTGTCTCGCCTGGCTGGTCACGCGGGAAGCGGTCCATGCCGGCGAGCTGTCGCGGCACGAGGCCCGTGATCCGGGCTATCGCC